CGTACACTACGAAAAGGCTTACCCAAATGATTGATGAGGTCAGGCAGAAGCAAGCGCAGGCAGAGCGCGACGAGATCATCCGGATGGCGAGGGAGGCGTGCGATCCCGACAAAGTGGACGCTTGGAAAAACGGGTTCTGGACGCTGACGCAGGAGGAGCTTGAACGCTTCGCCGCGCTTGTTGTTCAGGCAGAACGAAATGCGTCTGCGGAAGAGTCTAAACGTCTGGCTATCCATGTTGCCGAGGCCGAAAGAGAGGCGTGCGCGAAGGTGTGTGAGCAAAAATGGGGCGCTGCGGAATGCGCCGCCGCCATCCGAGCAAGGGGGGAGAAATGAACTCCGACGATCCCGTAGCCACAGTCATAATCGCGGCCTGTCTGGTGTCGTTCCTGCTGCTGGTGCTGATATGACTTGGCAAGACTTCCTTTACTACTTAGCATTCGTATTGCTGGCCTGCGGGTTTTTTGGGGTTCTGATTGGTATCCATTTGTGGACAACGATTAAGGAGAGTGACGAGGAATGAGCGACGGAGAAACGAAAGAGTACAAGGTGCCAAAACAGTGGCCGTTTCCGAGGAGAACGAAGTGACTGATGAGGTTGATATGGCTAATGAGCAGGCAGAGATGACGCTACAGTCCGCGCGACTGCGCCGAAACCCGACGTTGCCTGTGATCGGGCAGTGCTACAACTGCGAAAGCGACATCCCTGTGGGCGTGTTCTGTGACGCAGACTGCCGGGACGACTACGAAAAACGTACAAGGAACAAAGCATGAGCGAGCCGGTGTATTCTGATTACGCGGAACACGTAGAGACTCATAAGAAGTTGAATCGTGAGTTACTTGACAAACTGATCACAAGGGATTACAATGGAGCTATTGAAGTAACAGAGCAGATGCTTACGAGCATCTGTTTGATTCGCGCAGCGTGCTTGGACAAAACCAATAAAAGTTAGGATCAACCTAACTATCAACTCAACTCAACCAGTCTTGGAGAAACAAAATGGGAAGCCCCAGAAACGCAAATAGGTATCCGTCGAAGTACATCAACAAAGTTACGTCATACGTGCTTACAGAATACGTCGGCAAGTCGGTGCCCAAGCTGTCGGAATTTTGCGTGCGTGTAGCTCAAGAAATACCGGGCATCAAGTTCGCCCCGATAGGGGATCGTAAAGTCGTAGGGTATTTCACCGGCGACCCGTACGTGTCCATGGAGCTAGAGGTAGACGGGTTTTATCCGAAGTACAACATCTATTCGCGTAACATCAAGAACAACAAGCACAGGTGCGACAAACTGGAGTTCTACTCTGCACAGGCGGGTGATCTGAACGCCGCAGTGAAGATGGTCAACAAACACTTCCGCCGGATGCTCCCCGAGGAAGTTGCTACGATGGAACATGGAAGGGTGTCCAACACTGCGGCCAAGTATGTGCAGGACATGATGACGGAGCAGAGCAACGCGCTTAGTAATATGTATCGAAGCCCCGCGTTTATTCCGTACATGCGAGCGTTGGTGCAAAACGATACGCCCTCTGAGGCTATTACCAAAGATGTCGTAGCGCAGGCAGGTGCACTCATTCAGGCGACGGACAACCTGCTGGAAATCAAGGGTCTGCACAGCCGGTGGCTGTACATCCAAGTCAGTTCGGGGGACGTGAACACGTACTCTGTCGTGCCGTACGACAAGAACACAACGGGTGCGTCAGCAGCGCGCATGGTCGTTTACGGTGAAGACAACCTTGGGTCTCAGTGCCCCGGGGCGTTGGAGAAGATCGCGATGTTGGCGATGACTGACGTGGAAACGTTTGTCAGCGGGGTTGGCATGCGTACGCATGAGAATGTTTTCTGGGTAACTCAGTGACAGACGAACTACTCCATCCTAGATTTTTGCGCGTGGTCATTGACAGAACCAACAGAGTGGCTTTCAAGGGATACAACTATGCAGAGATAGACAACATACCCGACGACATACAAGACGAATACCCAGACGTTGACAGCCTGCCAGAATGGGTTAGTAAAAAACTCGCCGTACTGTCAATGATCGACCCGACGGATCATCCTACTCCTGACATACCCGGGGTAGGCCGTCGCATAAATCGGAATGTGTACTGGATTTACTACTAGGAGAAACACGTGGAAAGCATCCCCAAAGTCGCAAAAAAGCGCCGCAAGGCAACCCGAGCGGATAAGATTCGCCGTATGATCAACGAAGGTGGGCACAGCGTAGGTGATATCGCACGTAAGGTCGGCGTAAGTCGGCAGTACGTGTACACAACGCGATACCACATGCGCCGCGCGCAGGGGCTGGGTGCCATTAGTAACGAGGTGCCTGCACCGACCCGCATCGAACCCGCACAGGACACTGGCATCGACCGTCCGCCGTCGCTGTGGGCGCGCATCAAGGCGTGGGTTTACAAATAACATGGCAATGACCCCCGAAGCGAAAGTCAAGCAACGGGTCGTCAAGCAGCTTAAATCCCTCGGTGTCTACTACTTCTACCCAGTCACCGGGGGGTATGGCCGCAGTGGCGTGCCTGATATCGTTGGTTGCTACAGAGGGAGATTCTTTGCCATCGAGTGCAAAGCAGGTAGAGGCAAGCCGACCGAGATGCAGCAGTACAACCTTGCCATGATCAAGGAGTCGGGCGGCATGGCTATAGTAGTTAACGAAGACAACATGGACACGGTGACCACATGGCTGACAGCGGAAGCATAAGGGCAGATGACCGGCAGGTGGGGGGCACGCACTACAAGGACATGGACCCTGAGCCGTGGAGTGTGATGCGCGCGCTGCTGACCCCCGAGGAGTTTCGGGGTTTTCTCAAGGGCAACATGATCAAGTACGCGATGCGCCAAGGCAAGAAAAGTTCCACCGATAGCGGTAAATATCACCACTACGCGGAAAAACTACATGAAGTTACCGGGGGTGAGACTTGGACTTGATTACGCTGGACTTTGAGACCTACTACGATTCTACGTACTCGTTGTCAAAGATCACCACAGAAGAGTACATACGTAGCCCGATGTTTGAAGTCATTGGGGTTGCGGTGAAGGTCAACGACGGCCCCACCGAGTGGGCCAGTGGCACGCACGAAGAACTCAAGGAGTGGCTGCGTACCAGCTTCAAGTGGCAGGACGCGTTCGTGCTGGCGCACAACACGATGTTCGACGGGGCTATCCTGTCGTGGAAATTCGGCATCACTGCCAAGGCGTGGCTGGATACAATGTCCATGGGCCGTGCACTGCACGGTGTCACCCAGAGCGTGTCTCTCAAGTCCATGGCCGAGCGGTATGCAGTGGGGGTCAAGGGCACCGAGGTTGTCAACGCGTTGGGTAAACGCAGACGCAACTTCAGCACCGCCGAATTGGCTGTATATGGGGACTACTGCATCAACGACGTGGAGTTGACGTACAAGATATTCCACAAGATGATGGATAAGAAGTTCCCCAAGCAGGAACTCAAGGTCATCGACATCATCCTGCGGATGTTCATCGAGCCGGTGCTGGAGCTTGATACGGACATGCTGAAAGAACATCTGCGCGACGTTCAGGCACGTAAAGAGCAGCTACTCATTAACTGTGCAGCAGACCGCGATGACTTGATGAGCAACCCGAAGTTTGCAGAGTTGCTGCGCAAACTCGGCGTCGAACCCCCCATGAAGACCAGCCCTGCGACGGGACAGGAGACATACGCGTTCGCCAAGAACGACGAGGGGTTCAAGGCACTGATGGATCATCCGAACCCGGACGTCCAGATGCTGGTCGCTGCACGTCTCGGTAACAAGTCAACGCTGGAGGAGACTCGCACCCAGCGGTTCATTGACATTGGGTCGCGCGGTGCGTTGCCCGTACCCCTGCGTAACTATGCAGCACACACCGGGAGGCTGGGTGGGTGCTTAGTTGCCGACACAGCGGTCACGGTGTATGATCCACAGCGCGGGGTGGTTGAGAAGCGCATCGTGAATGTGCTGGCTGACGACCTCGTATGGGATGGTGAAGCGTTTGTAGCCCACGAAGGCGTGCAATTCAGTGGGTACCAAGAAGTAATAACGTGGGATAGCGTAACAGGGACTGAGGACCATGTCGTATTCACAGACGCCGGAGAGATTAGCTTACGAGACGCGATGCAGGGACGCCATCGCATTACGACTGCGCGAAGTCCTGCCGAATACGATGTGGACGCCGCTGTCGAGCTTGCACGTAACCACCAAGAAAACGGTGACTTGTAAATGCATTTGCGGGGCGGTACATGAAGTGCAGGTACGTGATTTGTTGGCTGGTAGATCTAAGTCTTGCAAGTCTTGCG